TATGTAACTTTAGACTCTTCAGCAATTACTGCTTACACTGCTGTTGATGGTGATCAAATTTTAGCAAATACAACAGCTAACCCAATTACAGTAACATTACCGGCATCTCCTCCAACAGGTTCTGAAGTTACATTTATTGATGCTAGAGGAACTTTTAATAATAACAACTTGATTATAAATAGAAATAGTCAACCCATTAATTCAGGTACATCTAACTTAACTTTAAGCACAGCAGGTCAAGCTATTTCATTAGTGTACGTGGATTCTACAAGAGGTTGGGCGTATAAAACTAACACGGCGTAAGGAGCACGGATCATGGCCCTTATTGATTTTAAAGTACTACCTGGAATTGATAAACAAGATACCGAATCTGGAGCAGAAAATAGATGGGTTGATTGTGATAATGTTAGATTTAGATATGGCTTACCTGAAAAAGTAGGTGGTTGGTCTTCTTTAATTACAGAATCTATTGTAGGTGTTGCAAGACGTGAGTTTGCTTTTGTTGATTTAGAAGGAAACAGATATGTTGCAATAGGAACAGATAAATTTTTACTTTTATATTTTGAAGGTCAAATATTTGATATAACACCTATAAAATCACCTTTGGCTGCTTCAACAATAGCAACTGTAAACACTTCTGCAGTGTGTACAATTACAACTGGTTCATCTCATAATCTAGAACCAGGCGATATTGTTTTACTAGACAGTGTTACATTACCAGGCGGTACAGGTTTTAGTGCATCTGATTTTGAAGATAAATTATTTCAAGTAACTTCAGTTACAACCCCTACAGTTTTTACAATTACACAAAGTTCAAATGCAACAGGAACCGTATCAACAGGAGGTAGTCTTTCTGTTATACCTTATGAAAAAGTTGGTCCTGCTGCACAATCGTATGGTTATGGTTTTGGTATTGGTCAATATGGTGGAACAGTATCAGGAGCACAAGTAACTACTTTAAACGGAGCTTTATTGGCAGATACTAATGGTACTGGTGGATCAGGAACTGTTATTAATGTTACATCTAACTCTGGTTTTCCAACAGCTGGAACTATAGCAGTTGGTAATGAATTAATTAGCTACACTGGAAAAGGTACAAATACTTTAACAGGGATTACTAGAGGAGCTTTTGGAACTGCAACTTTTGGTACATCTAATGGTCAAGCTCATTCAAATGGTGCAACGGTTACAGATGCATCAAGTTTTACAGGTTTTGGAAGTGCTGTTCAAGCATCCAACGTAAGCCTAGAACCAGGCCTCTGGAGCTTGAGTAATTTTGGTCAAGTATTAGTTGCAACTATTGCAAACGGTAAAACATTTACATGGAATGCCGGAGCAGCATCACCCTTAACAGTTAGAGCATCTACAGGTACTTCGGGTTTTTCTACGTCAGCTAACCCAACTGCAACAAGAGTCACATTAGTTTCACCTACAACACGTCACTTAATTCATTTAGGAACTGAAACTGTTATTGGAGATACTACTTCTCAAGATGATATGTTTATAAGATTTTCTGATCAAGAAGATATAAATGATTACACTCCAACTGCTATTAACTCAGCCGGATCACAAAGACTTCAAGATGGAACAAGGATTATAGGTTCATTAAAAGCAAAAGAAACAATTCTAGTTTGGACAGATAATGCTTTGTATACTATGAAATTTATTGGTGCACCTTTTACATTTGGGTTTGAACAAGTTGGTACCAACTGTGGATTGATTGGTAAAAATGCAGCTGTTGAAATAGATGGTGTAGCTTTCTGGATGTCTAACAATGGTTTTTTTATGTTCGATGGTACTGTTAAATCATTACCTTGTAGTGTTGAAGATTATGTTTATGATCAGGCAGATACTACAAAAGGTCAACAAATATGTGCTGGTTTAAATAATCAATTTACAGAAGTTGTTTGGTACTACCCTTCAACTAATTCTGAATATAATGATCAATATGTAGTATTTAATTATGGGCAACCTATGCAAGGTGGTGTTTGGTATATTGGAACAGAATCTAGAACATCTTGGATTGATTCATCAATTTATCAAAAACCTTTTGCAACTAAATATAATTCAACATTGGATGGTACTTTCCCTGTAATTGTAGGTCAAGATGGTTTGGGTCAAACTCAATTTTTTGAACATGAAGTAGGCACAGATCAAGTTAATCAAGACGGAAGTACAACGACAGTTACATCATTTGTAAAATCATATGACTTTGATATACAATCAAGACAACAAGGAACAGAAGGTATTTCAGGAGACGTATTTTTAGCTATGAGAAGATTTGTACCGGACTTTAAAAATTTACAAGGAAATGCTAAAGTAACATTAGCTGTTAAAAGATATCCTCAACAAACAGATACAACAACAACTTTAAGTCCCTTTACAATCGACTCTAGCACTGATAAAAAGGACACTAGAGCCAGAGGAAGATTTGTTAACATTAAGATAGAAAACACTGATGTTAGTGAGTCTTGGCGTTTTGGCACATTAAGAATTGACATACAACCAGACGGACGTAGATAATGGCAGTTACATACCCAGACATAAATGATCCAATGATACCTGAGCTGATACCTAATAGAGATCTTATAAATCTTAGAAAAGAATTTGGTATTCCAGGTGAATTTTTATTATTTGATAAAAATCAATATTATACAAACATGAATGATAATCAACCTATTGAAAAAATAGGTGATGGTGTTTCTCCTGATCTTAAAGAATATAGTATGGCTAGTATTGGAAATGGTGGAGGCGGAGGTATAACTGAATTATTACAAAGTCAAGATGGTGCAATTGGTTATGTCAGACCACTTGATTCAATAGATGGTATAACATCTTTACAAAATTCTATGACTGGTTCTTTTGATATAACTCCAGTAACAAAAGAAGAATTTGCAAAAAACAGAGCACTTAATTCTAGGTTTGAAGATTATAATGATTATTTTGAAAAAACTGTTGCTGATGGACAATTTTCTTTTCCAAAAGAAAAAACAGGTATCTTACAAAACATAAAAGATGGTGGTAGTAAGCTTTTAGACTTTATAAAAAAAGGTGGAGCTATAGGCAATATAGCATCAGGAATTTTACCTGAACAAAGACCAGAATCAATTTTTATGAGAAATTATTATGGTGGTAAAGATGGCAGTAATTTAACTAGTTCTGGTTCTATAGCATCTGGTTTAATGAAAGATTATAACCCTGTATCTGGTGGTGGTTTATATACACTAACAGGGGGTAGATATGGAGATGAACCTACATATGGTTTACAAAATGCTTATGAAAAAAGAATAAATAATATTAGAGATATGTTAACTGATAAATATTCAGGAATATCTGCTGATATGACAGATGAAGAACTAGAAAAATATATGAGCACACCAGAAGGAATGAAAGCATTAAGATTAAATGTACCTGGTCACAGCACTGCTATTGAAATATATTTTAAACTTAAAGAAGAAAAAGAAAGAGAAGCAGAAGCATTAAGAGTTTCAGAAGAAAATAGAATAAGACAAGCACAACAACGTCAAACACAAATTGATGCTCGTACAAAAGCGGATGCTAATCAAAGATATAGAGATGATCCAGGAGCTAAAAGTTATTCAGGAGGTTTTGATAAATCTACGAATAATTATAATGATCCATTTAATCCAGGTGATACAGAATAATGGCAAAAGTAGTAGTAAGATTACCAGAACCAAAAGAAGAGTATGACTTTTCTAACCAAAAACAAATTAACAGAGCAATAGCTTTGATTGTAGAACAATTAAATTCTACGTTTTTAAACGAACAAAAACAAGATCAAGAAAGGTACGCTTGGTTTAATGGCTAATATATATAAAAACGCAAAATTAGATTTAACAACTAATACAGTTACTACATTGTATACTTGTCCATCAAATTCTAGAGCAATATTAAAATCTATGTATGTTTGTGATGATAGTAATAATGGTAGCACTATTACTGTTAAATTATATAATGGAGATCCAGCTTCTGCTGATGAATTTATTTTGTTTGATGTTAAAACAATTGCAGGACATGCAACAGAACAATTAATAACTGAAGCAATAGTTATGGAAGAAAATGAAGTACTACAAGTAATTGCTGCAGATGCAAATAGATTGCATGTGGTAGCGTCAATATTAGAAATAAACAGGGATTAAATATGTCATTTATAGAAACAGAAGCATCAGTAAGATATGAAACAGTTAACGGTAAAAAAGTTATGATTATTACACCTAAATGTGAAGTTACTCTAACTAATATGAAAACAGGTCAAGAATATATGTCGGACGCAGAATCAGATGCTGATGTAAATAATCCTGAAACAGAAACTAAAAGAGAAGATATACGTAGAGACGTTAAAATAACAGTAGAAGAAATTAACTTAGGAGCAGGTTCTGAGTTGTAAAACTAGTAATTTTTATATAAAATAAAACAATGGCAATATCAAGAATGCAAGAACCCAGACAAAATTACGGACTAGGAAGTTTTGTAAAAAAAGTTACAAAAAAAATAACTAAACCTTTTACAAAAGTTGCTAGTAAAATAGTGCCTAAAGAAATAGCAGGTATTATGAGAGCAGCTGCACCTTTCTTACCGCCAGGATACAGAGAAGCTGCATACTTGTTAGGTACAGCAAAACAAACAGGTAGAATTAGTCCAATAGATTTAGCCTTAGCTGCAGCACCTACGTTTTTTAATAAAACGCAAATGGGTCAAAATATTAAAAGTAGTGTAGGTAATTTTACATTACCGGGTATGGATAAAAATTTAAGTCAATTAGCGGTTGGTTCTCCAGAAAAATTTGCTATGGGTAACGAAGCAGATGGACTTATTAATGTTGCAGATTCAACAAAAGGTTTTTTTGGTACAGGGGGAGAGTTTAATTTATTAAAAGGTTCTATGTTAACAAAACCTGATGGTAGTTTAAGTTTTTCAAAAGCAGCAGGAATAGGGACTGGTTTATTATCTTTAATACAATCTGCTAACACACCAGAAGAAGCAGGAAATGCTTTAGCATCTGCAACAGGAAATTCTGATGAGTATCAAAGAGGTTATGATATGTTTAATATGTTAGATACAAATGCTTTTAAAATAGATGATCAATATATAAAACAAACAGCAGCTAATGGTGGTTTAATGAGAACTAATTATGCAATGGGTAGTGATGACGAACCATTACCAAACGATCCAACAGAACCGGTAAATCCTTTTAGACCAAAACCTTTAGGTCCTTTTCCATCTAAAATGGCAGAAATACCTAAAGGTTTAGATTTAGAAAAAGCTAAAGAAATGTTTATAGAGTTTAATGGAAGAGAACCTGTAGACATGCAAGAATTATTAGAGTTTTTTAATGTTAAACCACAAGCAGCAAATGGTGGTATTATGAGAAATAATTATGCTTTAGGAGACATGGCCATGAACCAAGCTCCAAGTATGAATATGGGTGTATCACCTAATCTAGGCTCACGGCCCACGAAACAAGAAAGTGGTTTAGGAGGGCTTCCAATTGAGGCAGATATGAGGTATACTGGTGGCTTCATGACATATGCTGCAGTTGAAAAAGCCGATGACGTGACTGCTAGATTAAGCAAAAATGAATTCGTATTTACCGCAGATGCTGTAAGAGC